AGCCATTCAAATTCCATAAATAGAATCTGTGCTTTAGTTAAATCTAAATGTAGTCGACTAGGACCAAGTCCATTCATTGGATCAACATTCCAACTTGTTTGATTTACTATCTCTTCTTCAATTGCGCCACTTGTAAAGGTTCTGCGAACAACTGATATTGTGTTTCCACTTTGTTGTAGATATACTCCATTTTGACGGGAAAAATAGCCAACTCTTTGGCGAAGCCCCGTCTGAGCTGGAGCCATGACAAAGGTTTGCATAACTGTCAAAGCTTTACCTGGTTGATATGGAAAACATTTCTTAGATTCTCTATAAACCTTATCTCCTGAAGCTGTGCCTACGCTGAGAAGATCTGTAGATTCATTTAAAGCATATGCTACTGATGCACCGCCTGTTACGATATCGCTAAACTCATCTCCTGACGCATATCTATGTTGGTTGTCAAAGAGTGTGTATGGATTAGAAACTTTAGTTCTACCAAATGCATCAAAACCAAATGAGGCGGGGGTAGAAGGAGAATACTGAGGTATTCCCGAAGTAGCATTAATATATGTTGCCATTAGTTCTCCAATACCAATATCGAAAGTTCCGCCGAAGAATCTGTTATGCCATATAGTTCGTCATATGGCCCAAGCGTTATGCTTAAAGTTTGTTCTGGTAAAAGTCTGAATCCATAATTACTTGTAGTAACTCCAGTAGCTCCAAGATATACGTTATTAAAAGATATATTTTTTATAATAATAGATGACTCAGAACGCAACTGATTCCAGTTTGTCATATGTGTTTGCGTAGGTCCTATTGTTAATATATTGTGCTTTACTGGCATTCTCTTATTATACCCCCAAAAAGGACAAATCCCAACCAGAGGCGGATCCGATTGGGACTTGCTGCGCCGAAGCACATGCACGGGGAGCTATCGGTGGGATGCTGCAACCCGTACTATCAAAGTATCACATATAAAATATTCTAAGTCAACTAAGATTCTTGATTTTCTTGCGGGGTATATGAAGGTCCTGGTCCAAGTAAATATCCAGCTTCATGATACTGAACCATCTTATTAACCTTGTCTTGATCCTTAACCAATTCAGATGCAATCAATGTAAGCAAATCATAAATACGGTGAAGCATAATATAATTTACCATAGGAAGATTATCTTCTAAATTTTGTGACTCTGGATTAATTTCGTTTGACATGCTTGCTTACCATCTCATTCATTTTATTATAAACTTCAAGGCCTATGACATTCCTGTAGTTACAGGAGAGGCAATATAAATAATTATTTTCGTCTAAATCTTGATTAGGAAAAAGAGGGCCTTGATCCATTGGACATTCCAATTTAGGAACAAGACCCTCTTCTGCTAAAGCCAAATATTTAGATACTACCTGTATCTTCAATGACTTTTCTCCACATTCTATTAACTAGGGAATTTGGTTAACCATTTGTTAACCGCTCCATTGTTAATGGAAGACCATGAGCTCCAATCATTTCCGCCTTGAGTCATGTAGTACGCTATCTCTGCATTTATTACTGGATCAAATAATAGTACATTTGATCTCAGGTCGAATTTCTCTTTACGATCATCGCCAAGAGTACCTAGCATGTTGATCTGAAAAATCCCATAGGAACTGTCTCCAGTTTTCCTGTTACCGTTGTAAGCCATAGGGCGTCCATTGGACTCCGACTTAGCAACAGCCCAAGCCATTTTAAGGGCTTTTCCTTCAAAGCCTATAGCCTTAAGAAGCTTTTTAAGCTCCTTGTCTGTAAGCATCTCAGAAGGCTTGTAAACAGCATTGCTGTATCGTTCTAAGGTTTCTTTCTTTAGTTGTTTTGCTTGTAGTTTAGGAGCCATAACCTTTTCAGATTTTGCCTCCAGCGCTAAAGTTTCTGATGGTCCAGGCTGGACACCAAATAAGAACAATGTTATCATTCCTATAACAGTCCAGTGATGGGCAACTTCGCTTAAGCGTTGCTTTATTTTCTCCATTGGCATTTCCTCCTTTAGAGATAGCGAACTACAATAATAGCATTGGCGGACAAACGGTGTCAAGCCAGTTGACCAGAAAAAATAATGCAAATTTCATTTTCCACGCTTCGTGCCAACTTTAATAGATCAGTTGGATATGGTTATGCTGCTTATCACATTATAGAATCATTAAATAAACTAGGACATTTTGTCCCATATCAAGATCCTAAATCTCCAGTTCAATTAAATTTTTCTCAACCAGAACATTTTAAATTACATCGTGGTCAATATCAAATTGGTTATACTCCATGGGAGTCTACAAAACTACCACAAAAATGGTTTGAAAAAATGTATGCCTGCAATGAAATATGGACTACATCAAACTGGTGCAAAGATGTGTTTGAAGCAAATGGATTTGAAAACGTTAAAGTATTTCCTCATGGAATAGATTCAGATTTATGGAAACCTCATAAAAGAATTCAAAAAGATAAGATTAAATTTTTACATGTTGGTGAACCCGCTCCAAGAAAAGCGGGGCAAATGGTTGTTGATGCATTTATATACTTATTTGGAAATAATCCAGATTACGAATTAACAATAAAAGCATATAAGAATAATACTACTCGTGTATATAATAACTATATAGATAAAGAGATCATCGGATTACCCCACGAAAAGTTTAGCAACATAAAACTAATAGAAGATGATTATAATGAACAACAAATGAGAGATCTTTATTATACACATGATGTTTTGGTTTATCCAAGCTACGGGGAGGGATTCGGATTTATTCCATTACAAGCACTTGCAAGTGGTATGCCAGTTATATCAACATATGATTGGGCACATTACAAAAACTACATCGGTCCGCTAAAATTGAAATCAACACTTATTGATTCGCCATGGCCTCATCCACATCCAGGTCAAGTTTTTGAACCAAACTATCAACATCTACTTGAGGTAATGAAAGATTTTGCAGATAACGCAAAAGCTTATTCTGGTTATTACTATACTCAGTCAACTAAAATTCATCAAGATTACAATTGGTTACAGTTGACCAATAATGCGTTTGATCACATAGTAAAAAGATTCTCTTAACGTCTTCCCTCTATAAATATCTTTTGATAGAATTAGAGTCTTCCTAATTTTTAAATACAACCGCAAGGCGGAGAAAAGGTGTTACATGTCAAGAGTTATTGAAAACCCGTACGAAAATTTTATCGCATTGTCTCGTTATGCACGATGGATTTCTGAAGAAAACCGACGAGAGACTTGGGGTGAAACAGTTGATAGATACTTTGGGTTTATGCTCGGACATTTGGCTGAAAACTATAATTATATTCCAAACAAAGAAACTGTAGCAGAACTTAAAGAAGCAGTTTATAGCAGAAATGTAATGCCATCCATGAGGGCTGTTATGACTGCTGGACCCGCTTTAGATAGAGATCATGTTGCTGGTTACAACTGCTCATTTGTCCCAGTTGATAACCCACGATCATTTGATGAAACAATGTATATTTTGATGTGTGGAACTGGCGTAGGATTTTCTGTAGAGTACAAGTATGTAAACAAGCTTCCTGCCGTTCCTGAATCTTTTGAAAAATCTAATACAATTATTGTCGTTGAAGATTCAAAGACTGGATGGGCAAAGGCATACCGTGAACTTCTTGCAATGCTTTGGGCTGGTCAAATTCCAGCAATTGATGTATCTAAACTTCGTCCAGCAGGAGCACGGCTAAAGACAATGGGTGGTCGTTCGTCTGGCCCACAACCACTAGTTAATCTTTTTGATTTTACAATTGCAAAGTTTAAGTCTGCAGCTGGCCGTCAACTCAAGCCGATTGAGGCACATGATATTATGTGTAAGATTGGTGAGATCGTTGTTGTTGGAGGAGTTCGTCGTTCAGCAATGATTTCTCTTTCTAACATCAATGATATTGAAATGGCAGCAGCAAAGTCTGGCAACTGGTGGGAAAATAATTCTCAACGTGCCCTTTCAAACAATTCAGTAGCATATTCTCGTAAGCCAGAAATGGAACAGTTTATTGCAGAGTGGAAGAATCTATATGACTCAAAATCAGGTGAGCGTGGTATTTACAATGTTGCAGCAGCACAAGCCCAAGCAGCAAGGTGGGGTAGGAGAAATCCTGAAATCCACTACGGAACTAACCCATGCTCAGAAATTATCCTTAGACCTTATCAGTTCTGTAATCTATCCGAAGTAGTAATTCGTGAAGACGACACCTTAGCGGATATTGAAAACAAGGTGCGCCTAGCCACAATACTTGGAACTTGGCAGTCAACACTTACAGACTTCAAGTATTTGCGAAAGATCTGGAAGGACAATACAGAAGAAGAAAGACTGCTTGGCGTTTCTCTTACAGGACAATTTGGGCACAGTTTTATGTCTGGTAAAGAAGGATTAAACGAGCTTGGTACATTTCTTTCTGAAATTCGTGAACAAGCAAGGCTTATCAATAAAGCTGAAGCTGAAAATATTGGAATCAATGAATCTGCAGCAATTACATGTGTGAAGCCGTCTGGAACAGTATCTCAACTAGTTGGCGTTTCATCTGGCATGCATCCATGGCATTCGCAATATTATATTCGCACAGTTCGTGGTGATAAGAAGGATCCTCTATCTACATTCCTAAAGGAAGTTGGTATTCCAGTAGAAGATGACTTTATGAAGCCAAACGACACATATGTATTTTCATTTCCAGTAAAGGCACCAGAAAATGCAATTGTACGAGATGATCTTACTGCAATTGATCACCTAAATACTTGGTTAGTTTATCAACGTGAATGGTGTGAGCATAAGCCATCTATTACTGTATCGGTAAAAGAAGATGAATGGATGGAAGTCGGCGCTTGGGTGTACAAACATTTTGATGAAGTATCAGGAATTTCATTCCTCCCACATTCTGATCATTCTTATAAGCAGGCTCCCTACCAAGAAGTAACAAAAGAAGAGTACGAAGAGCTTCTTGCAAAGATGCCAAAGTCTATTCGTTGGGAAGATTTGTCTTTCTATGAAACAGAAGACGGAACTAGCGGAACACAGACACTTGCTTGTACATCAGACGGCAATTGTGAGATTGTAGATATTTCTGCTTAGGAGGAAAAATGGAAAACAATAAATGTGAATGTGGCTGTCCAGAAAATAGCTGTAAGTGTTGTTGCAGTAATTCAAATGGGTGTGCCCACTTTCCAAAAGCCTTGTAAGTAATAAAGTTTAGTAGTATAATAATTTTGTGGTTTAACCACAATTCCTGGGCACACGGCCCAGAAAAGGAGGATCTTATGAAACAAGATCTGAATAGTGATGGAAAGGTAACAATGCAGGAGAAAATTCTCGCAGCGTTAGCAAGCTATGGTCGGCATTTTCTTGGAGCCGCCATTGCTCTATACATGACTGGAAATACAGACCCAGGAGACTTACTAAAGGGCGGAATCGCTGCTACATTGCCAGTTATTCTACAGGCCCTAAATCCAAACGAAACAAGCTTTGGGTTTACAAAGAAGGCATAATTTAATATCTGATTGTGAAGACTCCTATGCTAAAATGAGCATAGGAGTTTTCCTATTTAGGAGATTTTCGGCAAATGGCAGTAC